CCCTCTTTCTCTTTCTTTACTTCATCAAGTCTCTCCATTAGTAATGCGTCATCAACTTGAATGAGTGGTTGTGTAAACATTCTTATGGTTAAATCTATAAGCTTCAATTCCCTGGTTGGGAAGCCTTTTACGATTATATTAAATAAACTATAGGTTAGTTCTGTATCGTTCTTACAATACTCACCATACTGACGTAGCTGATGTTCAGGAAAGTCCTCTAATCGTAGTCCTTTAGCGTCAACTACCTCTGTTCCTTTCTGTCCTAGATTATATCTTTCAGCTAATGCTTTAAGTGAACCCCCTGCATTTGTGCCATGTAACGCTCTAGCTATACAAAGAGTATCGAAGTAAACTTTAGGGACAACGTTAAATATCCAAGATAGGATTGCCCCATCAAACATCATATTGTGACACACTAATGCGGCATTTTCCCAGGCAATAGTGTTTAGAACATCTTGTAGTTCCTCTTGTGTTCCTGTATACCATTTAGTCTTACCATCATTAATCTTGATAGATAGACCTATGACTTGGAACAAAGGAGATTTTATATATTCTTCTGTGGTTAAACGGTTAAGACCATATCCTTGGTCGTAGAACGTCTCGAAGTCAATCGTTATTAGATTCAAGCTTACCCTTTCTCTCTTTTATACAGAACCCTTTAATATTAAATACACCCATATCGGATTCAATGGAACAATACCACTCGCCCCCATGATTTATTTTAGCGTCACCTCCACACTTACAACAGTTTGCAGGGCCTACTTTAGTGTCTTCTTTAATAATAGTCATAACTTATTTGCATATTTAGTATGTTCATCACGACATTCTATACTACACCACCTACGATTGTCTTTAACTTTTGTCTCACACCATATACATTGTCCTGTGTCATTATCAGGAATTTCAGTGTTTACATTAGATAGTGTTGCGTCTAACTGTCTCTGAACTTCGTCGTTGGCGTCATCAATATCGTCGCTCATATCATATGTCCTATACGCCAAGGTGATTTACCCATACGCTCTTTTGTTGTAATTGCTTTGGGTAGTTTAACACCCCATTTATTTAAGGCAAATTCTGAAACCCCTGCATATTTAGCTACTCTACTTCTTGATGCCGTTGGGTTCTTTGCCATAAACTCATTAGCTCTCTCAATGGCAATTACTTTTTGTTCCTCTCTTGCCTTCTTTCTTTTTGCTAATTCTTCTCTTTGAAATCTACTCATTACTTTCCTTTCGTTTAAATTAAACATGGCTCACAAGTTTTGACTGCAATTTCATAGTCACTTAACTTCTGAACTTTACTTCTTTTCTCTACAATCTTTTTCATAGTAAACTCAGGCTTGTCTCTAATAAACCATTCAGCTTCTACTTTACTGTGAAAACGTCTTATAGATTCTGCTTCACTATCATAAACTATATACAACATATTAACTATCCTCCTAACTAAAGTATAAACACTGGTGACTCACATGTTGTCGTAAAAAATCTCCTTGTTCTGAACGTAACCATCACCGTATGGATTATCGTCCTGTATGTATCCATCACCGTAAGGATTTTCGTCCTGTATGTATCCGTCTCCGTATGGATTAGTGTCTTGAATGTATCCATCACCGTAGGCATTCTCTCCTTGTATATATCCATCTCCATAAGGATTAGTGTCTTGGAAATACCCATCGCCATAAGGATTATCTGCATTGACCGTAATACAATAACCTATTAATAATACTACTCCAAATAATCTAATCATCGCATGTCCCTCCGATACAATACTTACCATTAAGAATCTCATCTGCAAGGTCATCAGACACTGCTTGTCTCTCAGCAACATCAATGCGTTTCTCTATCTCACTTGCCTTATTAGATTTTAATAATATATCTAGTTCATCTATTATATTCTCTGCGTCCTCAACATGAGTGTCACCTAATCTATGTTCATTAAGTAACTCTACATGATTCTGCAGCAATACCTTAACTCTTTTAAATAAATCTTGGCTCATTCTAACTCTCCCTCTATATCTATAATGTTACAGTGTTGAACTCTAAGGCATAAGATATCTAATATAAAATACTCATAGACCTCGCCTTCCCTCGTTGTTTCATACCATTCAAACCCTAGGTGTAACCCTAAAAACCAATGCCATGTCCACATATTACTTCTCTCCTTTTTCAATTCGTTTATTAGCATACCATATCATTTTCTGTAAGTCTTGCTCTAGGTTATTTTTATGTTTACATCTAAGTAGGTATTTCCCGCATTGCCATAGTAATGGGTCATCAGAGAAAAACTCCTCTAGTATCTCAATTGCTTCCCATTTGTGATTTGTGTAATGCGGAGGGTGGTTGACTAAATCTTTCTTTGTCGAAACCTTTCGACTCTTTTTCTTCGGTGGTAAATCTATAATTGTTATTGCCATTATTTTTTATCCTCTCTAGTAAATTGATAAATGCTTTTCAAGATATACGACTCTAGCATATCAATATTTGTCTCGTCAATAACCAACGCTTGACCTTTAGCTTTACTGATATCACTCAAGTGTTTCTTCTGTAGCTCAGTAGGTTTGTTACCATCACTCTTACACTCTATTCCCAGGAAACGGCCCTTAAAGCAGCCGATTATGTCAGGAACACCACTTGCACCATACCCTCCTGTTGCAGGCATACAGTAATAACAGTCTAACTTTTTTAATATCTTCTTCACTTTCTCTTTAACTTTCTTCTCGTTTGCCACTGTCTATCTCCTTTAGTTGTTTAGTAGTCATCACTATCACATATGTATCTTTGTAGCACCTCCATCCTATATCTTTAAAGTCTGCGTCGTCTGTATCTAAAAACTGGTGACGCACGTAGCAGTCAGCTTCTCCTCCATACGTTGTAGACCAAACTTTAGATATCGGCTCACTCATAGAATTTATCATTGAGAGTTTTAGATGTAACCAAGAGGGTAATTGTTCAGGGGAGTATCTTACTTTTGTGTTTGCAGCTGTATAAAATATATAACGGAAAGTTTGTCGAAGCGTGTCGACTGGCTCTACTTGAGTTAGAACCATTCGACACCTATCGTGTTTATTATTTTCGTAGTGACTAATACGAGGAGAGTGTTTTACATTGTCTCCTCCGAAGTCAGCGTTTCTGTCTCTGTATTGCATTCATCCCCTCTACTAATTAATAGCCATTGAACATTGAAAGGATTGGATAAAGAACCATCACTGTAAGTATTAGATTTATATAACACACCTAAATCTTCATACCATGTTACATACGACGAGTCTATCCAATAGTCTCTCTTAATATAATTATCATACTTATTTTCTAGTGTTACTTTAAGCATGGTAAGAATCGGAGTTATTGTTTCATATTTCTCAAAGTCCTCCATCTTACTAATTACATCTGTATCTTGTAATTTATAATATTCTCGGCTACCCATAGCTGCTTCATTCTTAATATAATTACCCACCATAATAGTGTCATTATGAGGATTAATACCGAATGCATAAAAGCCATTCGTAAATTCAGAATCAACTAACTCTTTAGCCGAAATATAAGTCTCGCATAGTTTGTTATTCCTGTCTATAAATTCTTCAAAATATTTTACGTGTTCAGGTTTTAACTTTCTCTTATCACCAAACTGATTTTCAACTAAAGCCAATGCCTGTTCATGAATTTCATAGCCACCATTTAAAGTTTTCTGCCATCGTTCCATATCCTCTTTGAGTTTACTGACAGTAACATTATTAACTTTATAATGTCCTTTCATACTTGTGCCATCTACTCCGAAGTCCCCAACATTACCAAAGTCAATTTCTTTCTTGGCTATTGTTTTAATAATTTGAGATATCTTATTTGATGATATTGTTCGCCTATCCCATGTTGTCTTACCTCTATCCTTAACTTGTGTCTTGTGATGAAAGGAATATTTGTCGTTAGGTATATCATAATAAGCCAATGCAACAGGTATGCCTCGACAACTCAACATAAAACAATCTTTGATATTGCGACTATCATCCTCCCCCATAGCGTATTTATATTGGTAAGTGTTATCATACTCATACCAAGAGATACCATTTTGAGCAGTTACTTCCAGCCCGTAAGTGAGATGTAACTCTTGTATGAGAGGATAAACTTTCGTCCCTTGCAGAGCGTTCTCCAACTCTGGGGTATATACATTAGCGTTAATAATTTTTTTAATATCCATAATTTTTCTCCATAGTTTAATTTATTCATTGTCCCAAGACACTGTCGCGTGCCCCGGTAACCCTTTAAAGCTTTTGTTTTCTGTTACCACCCACAATGTAGGCGACTGAATGTCCCAACTGATATCATTCTCAACATACCCATCGGTGAACACTATACACGCTTGTGGTTCTATCTTATGTTTAACCATATATTCAGAAACACAAGACACTCTAGTCCCACCACCTCCATCAGGTTTGAGTAAGTCTTTGATATTTTGGTAACTATCCTGATTAAATACTTGCTCTTTGGCAACCTCATAGTCCCACCAAAGTAGTCGTATCCTATCAGGAGTTACTGTATCGCATATAGACACAACCTCGGTAGCAAACTCGGTGAGTTCTTTCTGACCAATAGACGCACTTGTATCTATGGCAATCACCAACTCTCCAATCGTTTCGTTCTCCATCGATGGTAGGTAGATATCGTTTGCCATCATGCGTTTGTTGAACTTCCGCCATGTATATTCGTCGTTACCCTTGATAGACTGTTGTATAAATTCTCTCAAGACTTCTCGCCAATCAATCTTGGGTTCAAACAATTCCTCAATGGCTCTAGGAACATTAGCACCGAATTTCCCTGCAAGGATAGAACCCTCTTTCAAAGCGTCCTCAACTTTTTGTTTCATCTCTTTGAGTTCTTTAGGAGACTTGTCGCTGTCCCCAAAGTTATGCTCGTCTAGAGTTTTTAAACTATCAGGCGAAAGCTTACTGCCACGTCCCGGCTGATCGTCTAAGTTTCCGTCCGACGGTGCGTCACCAGTGTCTGCGTCATCATTGTCGACAGGGTTCGACAACTGTTCCTTAAGGTCATCATAGACTTCCTTGACACTCCAATTGTGATACTTGTCCTCATACAGTCCACCTTCAGGCAGCTTGCATAGGTTCTCATCTTTCAGGTGAACAATGACATCATTGACAACATAGTCAGCACAAGCATTCATAAGCATAGGGTTCTCTTGGAACAATCGCTTGAACCTTGAGACATGGTTGAGGGCTACATGTAAGTTCTCATGTAATACCAATGCTCTCAACTCCATGTCATTGAGTTTCCCTATGAACTCTCTGCCATAGTATTTATTAATACCATCCGTGCATGCCGTAGGTATATCATCTTTCACCTCTGACTTACCCATCATGATAATGCCTGAATACAAGGCAGTCTCCTGATGTTTCATCAAGGCCACGTGCGCCCTCTTGAGTCTTTGGTCTTCGTTATATTGCATAGTTTTTTCTCCTTAACAAGTTCGTTTAGTAATAATGTTGCATAGTTCAAACGCACCGCTTAACAAAAATAGAAATGCCAAGAACCCTAATATAAATATAATAATAAGTGTTTCACCCTCATCCTTTCTCATAGTTTTTTCTCCTTTGTCGAAACGTTTCGACTAAAATAAGTAATGGTTGTTTTTTGCCCAATCTGCAATCTCAGGATTAGTTCGAGCAATCTTAACAGTCTTGGAATTACGCACTGCCATAGTAAAGAACACCGCTTGCATTTCGCTACTCTCCATTCTCTTGAGATACTTCATGAAGGAAGTTAAGGTAGACGAACTGTCAATCTTGTCGACCGCTTGGAACATCAACATCAACTGTGCAGATATCTGTTCAGGTATCTTGGCAGTCATAGGGTTCTCAATGATATCGCTAAAGACAGGTAAGTCTTTCTCAAGTCTCAAGAATGCATTCATGTCAGCACTAGCACTCTGACCGATAGTCCCACTCAATGCACACATAGTGGCATTATCACCTAGCTTATCCCTGTTATCTACAATGACTGAACACTTGTCCAATGAACGTGGAGTTACAAAGGATAACTGTTGTTTACTAGGGTTGAATATATAAGGGTTATCCTCTTGCCCCTCATCAAGATAACTTGCCAAACATCTAGGGAACGTATGCACAAAGGCACGAACCAATGACGATACCCCATTCTCGGTTGCCCATGTTAGCCAATCCTCGACATTAGGTTTCTCCATTTGCATAATGCAAACTCTATTCCCAGCATGAGCTAACATAGTGTCACCAACTCCATCTGATTGGTTGTTAGAAGTGCCGAACACTATTGAGTTCTCAGGTAGTGGTGTATCACCTATCGTTCTCTCAAGCATAAGTCTAGTGAATATCACTTGCAATAGTTTAGGTGCTTTCATAAACTCATCAAGTAGTATTACTTTAGGTTTATCACTGTCTAATTTAAACAATGTCCCAACATAGTTTTCCAATGACTTGCTATCATGGTTCGGTATAGTCATTGCAATGTCAGACATATCTTTGACAGGACAATCTACATAGATGTAGTCATAGTCATCCCCCAAATCTTTCTCTAACATTTTCAGCAGTGAAGTTTTGCCACACCCCGGCTCACTTTGTATGATTGGTGTAATGGTTGTGCCGATTGTAGGTATTACTTTGCGTAGTTCTTCGATAGTTACTTTCATAGTTTTTCTCCGTATTAATTAAATTTACTTAAAATGTCATCAAGGTCTGTCTTGACTTTAGTTCTTACTGCGTCACTATCTCTCAATAGTTCCGTTGATACACCCGTTAGGGTATTCTCAAGTTCATTGACTGCTTGAGATAGCTTGACACTTTTCTCATTATCAATTGGCTTGAAGTTCTTAATGGTATTAGCTAATGCTTTTGCACGATTGAATGTCGTATCGTAAATGGCTCTCTTCTTAAACGTAGGGTTTCCATCTTTGTCTACCCCCTCGCTCACACCACAACAATGACTTAAACTCTCCAATACATCAGTGATACGTTCCATCTGTGAGTCGACAACATTATTCACGATATCGTCTGCTTGATGCTGATATTGTGTTTTCAAATCGTCAGCAATGTCTTGTGATACTTGACATCTAAAGTCATGGCTCGGCACTTCTGCAACATAAAGTTTCATGTTGAACTTCTGTCGAAGCGTATCGACATGAGGGTAGTCATTACTATCAAACATATCCCCTTGCTTGAATGCCATGTCATTTACTAACGTCTGGTAGTTATCAAGAAAGTCTTCCACCGCAGTATTAAACTCATTCTCATACTCATGATATTCTGTCTTGAACTTCTCGATATCAATAGTAGGTAATAAGTCCTGTGAGTTATTCCATCTATACGTAGAGGCCTTCGCCCATTTATAGATCAACTGACGCAGCTTTATTATCCTATGGTGTTTAGGGTTCTTGGCAAATAGATACTTGGTAAACTTTCCCGAACCTCTATCTGCTTTCTTATTGTCTGTCACTTCGTCACTGATACCTTTGTCTTGCTTGGTCGCAGTCCATACATTGACATCTACTGATACCAATACACTTGACGTAGCCAACGACGCTATGTGTTCAGGTTGCTTTAATTCAAAGTTCATGCTGTCTCTCCTTTAGTTAAATATAAAACTTAATAATATTAAAATACATGCTATGAGTATTGCTTCACTTCCATCACCGTTATTTCTTTGTCTTCTCATAGTTTTTCCCCTATCATCATGCCACTCGCAATCTTATCGTCGAGTTCCTGTTGTCTCTTGTTATCTAGGTTTGTCGATAGGTTTCGACGAGTTGTCTCATCTTGCACATGGTCACATTCCTCGTAAGAACATCCCTCGCCTAACTCATAGTAAGAGCGGACTTGAACTAACTCCCAACCATCGCCTATATATCTCGACTCTATGTCATCATCCTCCTCGCCATCGCGGACGTAAGCTGCGTCAATGTCCTCATCATAGTCTTGGTCTATCATGTCAAACAATGCCGAGAACGACTTGGGTTCATCATAACTGTCATACCACTTGACACCCTCCATTTCCATAAGGATGGAGTTGTGTAGACTGTCGAGTCCACCTCGCCACCAAACTTCCTTGGGGTTGTCTGCCCACTCACCTCCTCGGTCTATCATCTCCATCGCCAGTTTCGTCGTTGGACAGTTCCTCGCCTCGGCTAGAAACACAAACCACTTTGCTTGTGCTTCAGGTGTATCCTTTGGTTGTATGCTATAAACTACCTCACTTCTATAACCCATTGTGATTTCCTCCTTTGTTGTTAATACCTTTGAGTAAATTTAAGTCAGTGACTACCATGTAGTTTGACTTGTGCATTGGCACGATAGTGTGTTTGTGTTTCTTTGCTACTTTCTCTCCACAAGGTAGACAGGTGGTGTATCCTATCTGCCGACGCTTGGGTGAGAACGCACTGCCACAAGACTTACATATAGGTTTCATACTCATGTCATCACCCCCTGTCGAAACGGTTCGACATAAGGTTTCTCTGATATAGCTATCAGTCGTTCCAAGGTTGAACCGTGTTTTACCAAGTCTTTCATAGCATTGGTAGTTAGCCAATGATTGACGGTCTGCGGTCTTGCCTGTGATTGATGTTTAGTTGTGGTGACACTATATTTGTCACTGTTGCCATACCATAGGTTTGATTGCCTACAGTATATATACATGGGAAAGTGCCATCCGTAGGAATACACAATGTATAGATTGTCGTCAGTGGATGGGTTGTCAGGCAGTTTGCCAGAGTTTTCAGTAAAGATATTAGAACCCTCGACTACTTCAAGTTTGTCAATGTATTCCGATATATCTTTGTTTGCTACACGCTTTTTGGTGCGGTTTCTGACATCTAAAGTTGCATTGGTGAGAAGTTTACTCATAGTATCACCTCGCTTAATAGTAATCCTATTAGTATTCCTATGGTAATTCCGAGTGCGAACCAATTACGTTTTTTGCTACGAACTTCTAATGTTTCATTACGATAATTCATAATGTTTCTCCTTAACTAATTAACTAATTTAACTTCTAAACTTGTCGAAACGTTTCGACAATACTGTGTAACTAAATTGTGAAATATGTAAACTTAAGAGGGCGTTGATGCTGTCCATAGTGTTACCATCACAATATATATTATCTCATAACTTTACATATAAGTCAATAGTTGCACCATGTGACTGGGATGTTTATGGTGTGGGCAAAGGCCTGCGTGCCAATTTTTGGAAGAAGCGGGGTGTGCCTCCCGAATCGCTTAAGTTATTGATTTTACTCACGTAAATATGTACAGTTCACGGTTCCGTTACCCCCTAACTTTACTTATGTGAACTGGAACTGGACATATAATAATTAGTAAAGTTAAGTTAAGTGTATGTTTTTTAATAGTTTCTTTATATATTATATTATTATTATTCTAACTAACTATACTAATTTTTGGCTAAAGTTCACGGTTCCGTTAATTTCGGAAGTATGACTAGATTTGAGTTTTTTAATCGTCATTGCGAAAACTGATGTCTCGCTCTCTCAAATGCAAGAAACCATGTCCTATGTCTGAAAACATGGAACCATGGAACTTTCGTTACAAATCAAACACTTAACATGGAACTTTTACGGAACCGACGCGAACCAAAAACGGAACTCTATGGTCCTTCCCGGTGCTGCTCGCTAAGTTTCCTCACTATCACACGCAGAAACTGGTGATAGTTTACTTTATACAACGACAAGCCAAAAGTAAACTTGACATTGGTGATGGCCACGTGGATATAAAACTCACTATCATAAGAAACTGGTGATGGATCACCGATACGCAGCCCAAAAAAAAGCCCTCGGTTAAGAGGGCTTAAGTTTTCCTAAAAGTTTTATGAAAGTTTCTTTAAGTCTTGAATAAACTTTTCAGCTAATTCAGTAAACTTCGCAGTGTCAATCATATCGTCTTTATCGTTAATACATTTTCGCACTAAACTTCCTGAATAACCTAACTCATCATGGTTATCAGGATTTCCTAAAACGTTCCATTCAACCATTTCAACGAAGTTTCTTTTCGCCTTTTCTTTTTTCGCCACTTCGCCATTGTCATCATATTGTTTAGCAACAGATTTCCATTGATTAAGTTTTTTATCCCATTTATCTTTAGCGAACGTTCTATTAACACCTGATACTAATTCCTTAACCGCTTTCATTTTGTTACTAGGTTTAACATTATTAACTACAGTGTCTAATGTCATATTGAAAACAGCGTTCGTTTCGTATTGTGATAACTCTTTTTTGTCGATACGTTTCGACTTCCCTTCGACTTCGACGTAATAACCTAAAACATTATTCATTTCAGGTTGATTGAAATAAGATACTGCGATACTTTCTTTTGTCGCTTTAATAAATTCGATAGGTAGTTTCCCATTAGTGAAGTTATACCATTTATCGTTCGCGACTAGATTAGCATTCCAATTGTTAAATACTTCAGCTTGATTTTTATCAGTGTCAATTAAAGTATTTGTCTGTTTAGTTATTGCTGATACTTCGATATTACCTAATGCTACGTTTAATGCTTTCTTAATAGATTTCATTTTGTATCTCCATAGTTTTTAAAAGTATGACATTATTATTTCGTTGTCATAGTTTAAATTATACTCTCATAAGATTGAATTACAATAGTTAAACCATAAATAATCTAACTATCTCACGTGTAAAAACTGGTGATTTTCCCTTTGTAATCAATGACTTACGGCAATATGGTCGACAGGGTTCGACCGCTATCACGCCCTCGCTACCCCCACCCGCCCCCCACCCACGCAAAAATTTTTGGGACTCCCACACTCTCTATTACACTGTGTAACGCATAAATGACTATAGAAATTCTAAATACCGCCCCCTTAACTTTACATATAGCTAAACAAAAAATATTTCTAGCAAAAAATAGGTAAACCAAGGACAACACTGGTCCAGTGATAGGAAAACGCGAATGATTCTTGGTACCACATTGGGCGCAAATAGGTCTTATACTACGGGCATGAACATAATATATACACTATGGACTCTACTTAATATCAGTTTGTATTTAATACTACTGTATCTTTTCTGCTTGTCGCTGATAATCTTTTAGTTTATACTTAAACCCTAGCTGCAAATAATACAAGGTGTAACAGCAAACACATGCAAGAACAAGACAACCAAGAACACAAAGTTATTGTGCCTAACATAGAAGATAATGTGGCATTACCTAAGAATGCGCGCGAAGCACTACCAGAGATGTCTCCTAGTGAAGAATTAACTATGCGGTCAAACACAGTGAAGTTAATTAGTGACCTAGCACAAGAAAACATAGAACCATCACGTGAAAACATGGAAGAGGCTGAAGAAGTAGCTAAGGAAATGATGAAGAATCCTGAGTTAAAGCCTGATTTCGGCACGTACCCTAACGAGACTATAGCTTACCTTGCCGGCATGGTGTCGCAGACTAGTCATATGGTGGCTAAAGACCTAGCAGAGATTAAACTATCAGTCCTAAATGGGCTATTACAGGAAGCAGCACTGGCTAAAAGCCCTCGTGAACGCATATCAGCGTGGAAAGCAGTGGGTGAAATAGACGGAGTGGACGCATTCAAGAAGAAAACAGAGATTACCCACATCAATAAGTCGGGTGAAGAGCTAGAAAAAGAGCTATTAGAAACTATTGAGCAACTCAAAGGCAAAACAATAGAAGGTGAAGTCTTAAAAGACGATGATTAGCTCAGAAGACCTAGAGTTATTACAGAAACAGATACCTAATATGTCTGAGAGAGACAGACAGAGACACTTAACGCTATTAACACAGTACAAGAAGGAACTAACCAAGACTAAGGGTGAGGCTAACTTCCTAGACTTCATTAAGCACGTCTACCCAGACTATAAAGTAGGAGAACATCATGCAAGACTGGCTAAATTATTTGAAGAAATCGCAAACGGAGTTAGAAAACGAGTTATTGTCAATATCGCGCCTCGTCACGGAAAATCAGAGCTTATTTCCTATTTGGCTCCGGCTTGGTTTCTGGGTAAACATCCAGCAAAAAAGGTTATTATGGCATCTCATACAGCTGACCTTGCAGTTAACTTTGGTCGTCGGGTACGTAACCTCGTGGGTTCGGAACCATATAAAGACATTTTCCCGGACATCAGTCTACAAGCGGATAGTAAGTCAGCGTCACGCTGGGGGACTAATT